TTGACTATTACTCTGGATTCAATCGGATTGATGATTATCTTCGTCATGTGAAGAAGAGTCGTGTCTCAAAACGTCCTGGTGTTTTGTTTGGTGCAGAGACGGAGATGTTTAGTAACTTCTCCATGAGACCTGAAGACTTTAAGATTCGTATTCATACAGTTGATACTAATCCTAAGACTACATCCAGGTACAATCAGAATTTATATTCTGATACTCTTAATCTCACAGCATCAAATGCAGTTGAAGAGGCGATTCCTGGTCGCACGCTTAAGTGGATCGTAGAAGAAGAAACCACAAAGACTATCTTAGGTGTAGTCAGGTTTGGATCTCCAACAATCAATTCTAAACCTAGGAATGATTACTTTGGGGAAATCTTACCTCTATCGCAAATCAACAAAGAATTTGTGATGGGTTTCAACATTGTTCCAGTTCAACCTTTTGGTTATAACTATCTGGGTGGCAAACTTCTTGCTCTTCTTGCCTGCTCTCAAGAACTGAAGTATCAGTTTGATGAGAAGTATGGAACAGATCTCAAGTACTTTGAAACTACATCACTATATGGAACTACTAAAGGAGTGTCCATGTACGACGGTCTAAAACCGTTTCTAAGGCACATTGGAGACACTGAGAGTAACTTTCTACCTTTGTTCCACGACGAGTACTTTAGAGACCTTTTCTGGTGGTTTAATGATAATGCCAATCAAGGTGAACGCTTGATTGCTGCAGACAAGTCATCAAAGAAGTTAAAGATTCAAACTAAGATGATCTCCATCATTAGAAATTCTTTGACTGATAGTGACAAACTTAAGCAGTTCAATGATTGTATTGATCATGCTAAATCACTTACAGAAAAGAAACGATACTATCTTGGAGATTTTCGTCACACTGCTGATCAAGCGATTGAGTGGTGGGTCAAGAAAGCAACTAAGAGGTATGATAAGTTGAAGACTGAAGGAAGACTGAGGTCTGAACTTGAAATCTGGTCACCTGGTGTTGATTTGGAGATCATTAGATAATGTGGAGAATCTGGGCAAAAGCACTGGGGCAGAAAGATGGACGAAATGACAGAGAAGCAGATACTGTTGCTGGCATACGCACCCTTATTTTTGTTTCTTACTTGGCTACCAACCTTTTTATTATTAGTGGAGTGATTAGGCACTGGAATGACGTACCAACTAAAAGACTGGTTGAACAGCATCAACCATCAAAAAAATGATCTGTTTGAAGAGGGTGCCTCTGCTAAAGAATACCCTGCATACATTGTCAACCGCTGTTTGTCTGGCGATCTTGATGCAATTATGTTTGCTAATGAGATGAATCTGAATCCCAATCTTGATTCTGATTTACAGTATTATTTTTTGCTAAATACTTTGAGAAAACGGAAACGTTTTAATCCCTGGCTCAAAAAAGAAAAACTTGAAGATCTTGAAGTTGTAAAGTCTTACTATGGTTATAGTAATGAAAAAGCACGAGAGGTTTTGAGCATTTTGAATTCTGAGCAAATTGCATTTATTAGATCAAGACTTGACCGTGGAGGCAAAACATGAGCGTCGTGAATGAACCTGAGATTAATTGGAGTCAGGACATGATGGTTGAAGTCATTCTGGGCGAACCAGATGACTTTCTTAAAGTAAGAGAAACTCTGACACGTATTGGAGTCGCTTCTCGCAAAGAAAAGAAATTATACCAGTCCTGTCATATTCTACATAAACAGGGCAGATACTATATTGTACACTTTAAAGAACTGTTTGCTCTAGATGGTAAGAAAGTAAATCTTACTGTCAATGATATTCAGCGTAGAAATAGAATTACACAACTAATTGCTGACTGGGGACTTATTCAACTTCAAGATGCAAGTTCTATTTCTGATATTGCACCTCTGAATCAAATTAAAGTTTTGTCTTACAAGGACAAGAATGATTGGATTCTAGAAAGCAAATATAACATCGGAAAGAAGAAAGTAGCACAAACCGAATGATTATGTAGGGGGATCCACACCCCCTTTTTAATGCGTTCTGTTATAATTAGTAGTGGATGCCGAAAGGGTCCAAAATTAACAGACGCTTTAGAGGTCACTATGTTTACCGACGCAAATGTTTTCACACTCAGTGTGCCCGAAACCAAACGCTATCTGAGAGACATTCAGAGAAATAGTATTGGGATGGATGAATGGTTTAGGAGGTTTGAGACAGCACATGAATCTCAAACAAATTATCCCCCATTCAACCTAGTAAAAGAAACCGCAACCAAGTTTAGACTAGAGATTGCTCTAGCAGGTTATGGTAAGGAAGACATTGAAGTTAGTACGGAATGGAACAAACTTCATATAGAATCCAAGAAAGTAGAAGAAAGCGAAGTAGAGTATGTGCATCGTGGTGTAGCAAAACGTGCTTTCAATCGCAGTTGGACACTATCTGATGATGTAGTTGTTGGAGCAGTTTCATTTGAGAATGGAATGCTTACAATTGAACTAAATCGAGTTGTACCAGAACATCAAATGCGTAAAGTATACGAAATTGCATAAATATAGAAGGAGTGAGTATATACTCTCTCCTTTTTCTGTATGAAGTATATGAAGAATCTTCAAAAATTCTTAGAGCAATCGGTATCTCATTTTTATCAATCTGATTTAAATGGGACATTTTGGCATGAGAAAAAATTGAAGTCTATTGTGAGACTTCAACTTCTAAGAATTGCTGATGCTTTCATTGACTTCACTGAGATAAGTCCAGAGGCGGTAGTAGACGTAATTTTAGTAGGCGGAAACGCAGGATATAACTATACTAGTAATTCAGATCTTGATCTGCACATTGTTGTAGATACTGATAAAATACCAGATTGCGACGAAAATATAATTTCGGATTATTTTAAAGATAAAAAACACCTCTGGACTTTAACTCATAATATTACAATTTACGGAACACCCGTAGAACCTTATATTGAAACTCCTGGTACTCCTAGAAAGAAATATCAAGGTGTATATTCTGTGATGAAAAATCAATGGATTCAAGAACCAACCACTCCAACGGGTGAGATTGATTCTGAAGCAGTAGATAAGAAAGTAAAGGATTACATCCATCGTATTGAAAATGTCTTGCAGACTACTAACGATGAGAATGTAATTAGAGAACTAATTAAAAAACTGGGTCGTTACCGTGAGTCTGGTCTCCAAAAGGGCGGAGAGTATGGTATCGAAAACCTTGTATTTAAGAGACTGCGAGCAGGCGGGTATATTGACAAACTCAGGCAGTATGTGGTACACTTAAAGGACAAGAACCTATCCTTGTTATGATCAAAATTTTGATGTTGAAGTTGGGAATCATTTTGGTTGCCAGTATTGAAGATATTGGTTCTGAACTTGGTGAACCTGATTGCAAACTAACGAATCCGTTTACCTTGACGCAGAACGTAGACGGCAAGTGGAACGTACTACAACCATGGCCTGAATTTACTAGTCAGAGAACCGCAGTAATTCACTCCGACAGCATCTTGACTATTGTCGAACCGACCAAAGAACTGATCCAGAAATTCCAAGAACTGACTGCTGAATGAAGTTTTACACCAACGTTCAAATGGTTGGTAATCAGTTTCTTGTTCGTGGTTACGACGATGGTCGTCACTTCATGGTGCGAGAAAAATACCAACCAACTCTTTTTGTACCATCCAAAAAAGAGACATACTACAAGACTCTGGAAGGTAACTACGTTGAACCCATCAAACCTGGTGGGGTAAAGGACTGTAGAAACTTCATGCAGCAGTATGCAGAGGTTGAGAACTTTCCTATCTATGGTAATGAAAAGTTTATCTACCAGTACATCTCGGACAATTACACCGAAGATGAGATTAAGTTTGACATCAACAAAATCAAACTGGTTACAATTGACATCGAAGTAGAATCCGAGTATGGATTTCCTGATGTGCATTCTGCAGCAGAAGAGATTCTGTTGATTACGCTACAGGATTACACCACCAAGGAGATTATCACATGGGGTAAGGGTCCATATAAGATTAAAAAAGAGAACCACTTCTACAAGGAATTTAACAACGAGTATGATCTCTTGAATGATTTCATCAACTGGTGGATGATTGAGGAGAATACTCCCGAAGTTATTACTGGTTGGAATAGCAACCTGTACGATATTCCTTATGTTGTTCGTCGCCTAGAGAGGGTTCTGGGTGAGAAGTTGATGAAGCGCATATCTCCATGGGGACTAGTGACCGAAGATAAAGTCACTATCATGGGACGTGAGCACATTACTTATGACATCGGTGGTGTAACGTCACTTGACTATCTTGACCTGTACAAAAAATTCACCTATACCAACCAAGAGAGTTATCGCCTAGACCACATTGCATTTGTGGAACTTGATCAGAGAAAACTAGATCACTCTGAGTTTGATACCTTTAAAGACTTTTATCGCAATGGTTGGGAAAAGTTTGTAGATTACAACATCGTTGACGTTGAGATTGTTGACCGTCTGGAAGACAAGATGAAACTCATCGAACTTGCAGTCACGCTTGCATATGATGCCAAGGTGAACTTTGGGGATGTATTTTCTCAAGTTCGCATGTGGGATACTATCATTTATAACTATCTGAAAAAGAGAAACATCGTTATTCCTCCTAAGGTTACCTCTACTAAAGATGAAAAGTACGCAGGAGCATACGTCAAGGAACCGATTCCTGGAAAGTATGATTGGGTTGTTAATTTTGACCTTAACAGTCTCTATCCTCACCTCATTATGCAGTACAATATCTCACCAGAGACACTACAGGAAAATAGATACCCAAACGCGAGTGTTGATCGAATCCTTAAGAAAGAACTTGAGGTAGATTCTGAGTTTGCTGTATGTGCCAATGGTGCAATGTACAGTAAAAATAAACGTGGATTTTTGCCAGAACTCATGGACAAAATCTACAGTGATCGTGTGATCTACAAAAAGAAGATGCTTGAGGCAAAGCAGAAGTATGAAGACAATCCGTCAGAGGATCTGAAGAAAGAGATTTCTCGGTGCAATAACATGCAGATGGCGAGAAAGATTCAACTAAACTCTGCTTATGGTGCTATTGGTAATCAGTATTTTAGATACTACAAGTTGGCAAACGCTGAAGCAATCACTTTGTCTGGTCAAGTTTCGATCCGTTGGATTGAAAATAAAATTAACGAGTATCTAAATAAGTTGCTCAAGACTGATGATGATTATGTTATTGCTGTTGACACTGACTCTGTTTATCTTAACATGGGTCCTTTGGTTGACCGTGTATACGAAAAGCGAGAGAAAACTAATGAGAGCATCATTAGTTTCCTTGACAAGGTGTGTAAGGTGGAACTTGAAAAATATATTGATCGTTGCTACGAAGAATTGGCATCATACCTAAACGCCTATGAACAGAAGATGTTCATGAAGCGTGAGAATATCGCTGACCGTGGCATTTGGACTGGTAAGAAGCGATACATCCTTAATGTTTGGAACAGTGAGGGTGTTGCTTATAAAACTCCCAAACTAAAGATGATGGGTATTGAGGCAGTCAAGTCCTCGACACCAGCAGTTTGTCGTGCTAAAATTAAGGAAGGTATCAAAATCATTCTCACCCAAACTGAGGATGACATTATTGCCTTCATCGATCAATGGCGGAAGGACTTTAAAAAACTTGGTCCAGAAGAAATTTCGTTCCCCCGTAGTGTTAGCAATGTAGACAAGTACAAATCAAGAGAAACTATTTACGCCAAAGGCACGCCGATTCACTCTAGAGGATCTGTGCTCTATAACCACTACATTAAAGAACGAAAGATTGACCATAAATATCCCGTCATACAGAACGGGGAAAAGATCAAGTTCTGTTATCTCAAGAAACCCAATCCCATCGGGGAGAACGTAATCTCCTTCATTTCGGAGTTTCCTGTAGAGTTGGGACTGAATGATTACATTGATTATGATTTGCAGTTTGACAAATCATTTTTGGAACCTCTAAAGATCATCCTAGAGTCTATTGGGTGGTCACACAAAAAAACAATTACCTTGGAGTCATTTTTTATCTGATGGATCTGCCTATTAATGATAACGAACTTAATACTATTGTGAAAGCAATGTCTCTTGGAGGTGATACTGCGCTATATCAAAAACTCAAACTTGTAAAGGAACTGCGTGAGCAGGATCTGCCTTATAAAAAAATTCTTCGTGAACAATACGGGATGGTTGCCTAATGGACTTTCTGAAAGAAATTGTAAAAGAAATTGGTGATGAATACACCCAACTCGCATCAGATATTGATGAGACTGAGACATTTGTCGATACAGGTTCGTACATTTTTAATGCACTGGTTTCAGGTAGCATATTTGGTGGTGTATCTGGGAATAAGATTACTGCTATTGCTGGAGAGTCTTCTACTGGAAAGACTTTCTTCAGTCTCGCCGTTGTTAAGAATTTTCTCGATTCCAATCCCGATGGTTTTTGTCTCTATTTTGATACTGAAGCAGCTGTCAATAGATCACTCTTAGAAAGTCGTGGACTTGACTTAAATAGAGTAGCAGTTACCAACGTTGTTACTGTTGAAGATTTTCGCAGTAAAGCACTTAAGGCAGTAGACATCTACCTTAAGAAACCCGTAGAAGATCGCAAACCTTGTATGTTTGTGCTAGACTCACTGGGTATGCTTTCTACAGAGAAAGAGATCACCGATGCACTAAACGACAAGCAAGTTCGTGACATGACCAAATCTCAGTTGGTCAAGGGTGCGTTCCGTATGCTCACTCTCAAGTTGGGTCAAGCAAACATTCCAATGATTGTTACCAATCACACCTATGATGTTATCGGATCTTATGTACCAACTAAAGAAATGGGGGGAGGCAGCGGACTCAAGTACGCAGCATCTACGATCATTTATCTCAGCAAAAAGAAAGAAAAAGATGGAACAGAAGTGGTCGGCAATGTTATCAAAGCTAAGACTGCTAAGTCGCGTCTAAGCAGGGAGAACAAAGATGTGGAAGTACGTTTGTTTTACGACGAGCGTGGTCTTGATCGTTATTACGGTCTTCTTGAACTCGGTGAACTGGGCGGTATCTGGAAGAATGTCGCAGGACGGTACGAGTTTGATGGCAAAAAAGTCTATGCCAAACAGATTCTTAAAGAACCTGAAAAATACTTCACCCCTGAGGTGATGCAAGCACTTGATGAAATCGCCAATGCAAACTTTAGTTATGGAAGAAACTCTGACGAAATTAATTCTCAGTAATCTGGCGACTAATGACGAGTACTCTCGCAAGGTACTCCCATTCATTAAACCAGAATATTTTGAGACTAGGGCAGAGAAGATTGTATTTGATGAGATTTCTAAATTCATCATTTCCTACAATAAAATGCCCGCAAAAGGCGCATTGGCAATTGAGGTAGACAATCGAAATGACTTGTCTGACAATGAATATCAGCAAGTAAAAGAACTTATAAGTAATATTGTTGAAACAGATCACGATATCACATGGTTGACTGATAACACTGAGAAGTGGTGTAAGGATCGTGCGATTTATCTTGCTCTGATGGAAGCAGTCAGTGTTGCTGATGGTGGAGATGATAAGAAATCGAGAGATTCTATTCCATCAATTCTAACTGAAGCACTGTCGGTATCTTTTGATAATCACATTGGTCACGATTACATTGATGATGCTCAACACCGATATGAGTTATACCACAAAGTTGAAACTAAAGTTCCTTTCGATCTTGAATATTTCAACAAAATTACAAATGGTGGTATATCCAATAAGACTCTTAATGTCGCTCTTGCTGGTACAGGTGTCGGTAAGTCTTTGTTCATGTGCCATGTGGCTTCTTCCATCCTCTTGGCGGGAAGTAATGTACTCTACATCACGCTTGAGATGGCAGAGGAAAAGATTGCAGAGAGAATTGATGCAAACCTCCTTAATGTCAATATTCAGGATGTGCGTGAATTACCCAAAAAGAGTTTTGACACAAAACTTGCTAAACTTGCTGACCGTACCAAGGGTAAACTTATCATTAAAGAGTATCCAACTGCATCAGCACACGCTGGACACTTCAAGGCACTCTTAAATGAACTGGCACTTAAGAAATCATTTAGACCTGATATTATTTTCGTTGATTACCTTAATATATGTGCTTCCTCCCGCTATAAGTCAAACCTTTCTGTCAATTCATATAGCTACATTAAAGCTATTGCAGAGGAGCTTAGAGGGTTGGCTGTTGAA